CTGAACAGCGACCCGCTGCTGGCGGACCTGAAGACCGTACTCGGCATCCCCTGATCCGGGGGATCCCCTCTACTAGGAGATGCATATGGCCATCACGGCCCCGACTACCACCAGCCAGTTCGCCGGGTTCCTCACTCGCGAGCAGGCCGCTCCCATCTTCGAGCGCGCTGCTCGCACCAGTGTGGTGCAGCGCCTCGTCCGGCAGATCCCCCTGGGCGCGTCTGGCGCTGCCATTCCGATCGTGTCGGGGCGCCTCCAGGCGGGATGGGTCGCTGAGGGAGGCACCAAGCCCGCCTCGCAGGGCGCCCTCAGCCTGAAGAACATCGACCCGAAGAAGCTCGCCGTGATCGCGGTGGTCTCCGCGGAGGTCGTGCGCGCCAACCCGGGCAACTACATGAGCCTGATCAGGGAGCAGGTAGCCGAGGCGTTCGCGCTGGCGTTCGACGCCGCAGCCCTGCACGGCACCTCGACCCCGTTCACCACGTTCATCGACCAGACCACCAAGTCCGTCGAGCTCGGCACGACCACCCAGGGCGCCGGCGGGGTGCACGGCGACATCGTGGCGGGCCTGAACCTCCTGGTGTCGGACACCGATGCCAACGGCCGCCGGTACCGCCTCACGGGGTTCGCTCTCGATGACGTGATGGAGCCGACTCTGCTGTCGTCGGTGGACACCACCGGACGCCCCATCTACATCGACACCCCCCTGGATGAGACCACGACCGCCGCCCGCCCCGGCCGTCTGATCGGGCGCCCCTCCTTCATGGGTGAGGGCGTGTCGGGCGGGACGGAGAACGTCGTGGGTTATGGCGGCGACTGGTCGCAGGCGGCGTGGGGCAGCGTGGGCGGCATCTCCTACGACGTTTCCACTGAGGCGACGGTCACCATCGACGGCGCTCTGGTGTCGCTGTGGGAGAACAACCTGGTCGCGGTGCGCGCGGAGGCGGAGTACGGCTGGCTGGTCAACGACGTCGAAGCGTTCGTGCAGTACACCGAGACCCCGGCGGCTCCGTGATGAGGCTGCGCAACCCCGCGACGGGGACCGTGGTGTCGGTATCGGACGAGCGAGCTGAGGCACTGGTGGCCCGCGGGTGGGAGGAGGCGGCCGGTGGCGCTGGCGACGATTCAGGATCTGGAGGCGCGTCTGCGTCGGCCGCTGGAGCCCGACGAGGCGGTGGCGGCCGACGTTCTGCTCGGCGACGTGGAGGCGATGCTGCGGCGGAGGATTCCGGATCTGGATGACCGGGTCTGCGACCCGAGTTTCCGCACGCTGGTGGTGATGGTGGAGGCGAGTGCGGTCCTTAGGGTCCTGCGCAATCCGGAGGGTCTGCGGTCGGAGACCGAGGGCAACTACTCGTACCAGCTCAACGGCGCGGTGGCCGCCGGCCACTTGTTCGTGATGGACAGCGAGTGGCAGCTCCTCGGTGTGACGGCGGGCGCGTTCACCATCACCCCGTACCTGGATCCGGAGCCGGTGCCGCCGCTGAACTGGTGGGAGATCAACGGGTGGGAGCGGGGGCGGTCGTGGTGAGCATCCTCGACCGCAACCCGCACACCGCCGACGTGTACCCGCAGGTCCGGTCGACGGACGATCTGGGGAACCCGGTGTGGGTGCCCGCGGAGACGCCGGTGCGCATCAGGTGCGCGATCCAGCCGTCCACCAGCAACGAGATCTCGGTGACGGGCCAGTACGTGGTGGACCTGTACCGGCTGATCGCCCGCGACGCCCCGCTGGGGCCGTGGGCGGCGGTGTGGTGGGTCGATGAGGGGTCCTGGTGGGACGTCCAAGGCGCCCCCCGGTTCTACCGGATGTCGGGGCGGACCCGGCACGTGGACGCGATGATCCGCCGCCGCCGGTCGAGTGTGGAGGTGGCGTGATGGTCCGCCTGAACGCGAATCTGGAGAAAATCGTCGCGCGGGAGGTCGCCGACGCCGTCCATGAGCGGGCGGAGATCCTCGCCGAGCGCGCGGAACGCCTGCTTGCGGCGCACCGGCATTCGGGCCGGGCCTCCATCGAGGTGACCCGGGGCCGCACGGACTCGTGGGTGTCGCTGGTCGACCCGGACGGCGGCGCCCTGTCCATCGAATACGGGCGCGGCCCCACCTCCGAGCGTGGACCGATGCAGGGCCTGTACATCCTGCACCGGATGATCGGGATGCGCGGTGGCTAGGCTCCTGCCGCGCGTGGACGCCCTGCTGATGGGAATCCTGCGCGCCGATCCCGGGCTGGCCGGGGTGGATGTGGGAACCCGCATCCCCTATGAGATGCCGCTGCCGTATGTGATGGCGCGCCGCTCCGCCGGCTCCAGCGTGCACCCGCGGTTCCTGGACGCCGCGCTGGTGGATGTCCAGGTGTGGGCGCGCTCAGAGACGCAGGCCGAAGCCCTGTCGCAGACGGCGCGCGACGTCCTGTTTCTGGCGTCCAGGTCTCCGCAAGTGGTGGTGCCTGGCATCGGCTACATCTCGTCGTTTGAGGAGTCGTCGGCGCCGGCGGAGCTGCCCTCGGATACGGCTGACGAGGACACGTACCGCTATCAGGGATCGTACTGGCTGCGCGTCCGCCCTCTGATCTGACAACCGAATACGCGTCCTTGGGGCGCACAGGTCCGCAACCTGCGTTTCTTTCCGTTCCTGTGCCCTTGAGGAGGCATGACATGGCGCTTGACGATGGCGCGGTGGTGATCCCCGGCGAGGGGCACCTGTACCTGGACGTCACTGGCGCGGCCACCCGGCCCACCGACCCCTACGAGCCGGGCGCGCTCCTGGTCGAGGTGGGGCACACCTCGCGCGAGACGCCCCTGGCCGTCAACCAGGACGGTGGCGAGCGCACGGTCCACCCGAGTTGGCAGAACAGCGCCCTGCGGGAGTCGATCTCTCCGATCACCCACCAGTTCGCGTTCACCCTTCTCCAGTGGGACGAGCTGTCGTACCAGCTCTACTACGGCCAGTCGACCTTCGACGGCGACTACTACAACGTCCCCAAGGGCACTCCGACGCCCGTGCAGGGGTCCATGTACATCCGGGTGGACGACGGACCGCAGTTCGCCGACTTCTGGCTGCCGAAGGTTTCGATTCTGAGGGCCGACAACCTGGAGATGGACCCGGAGAACCTGACGGGATTCCCGGTGGCCGCCACGGTCCTCGGCGTCTCCGAGCTGACGCACCTGTTCCAGATCGGCGCGAAGCGCGCCCCGGTGGTCGCCCCCTGATACTCGCCCGGCGCGGGACCGCGGACCCCTGCGCCGGGCGTCCACCCACAGGTCCGCGCGGAGGTCCGCATGTCCATCGTTGATCTTTCTCACCTGCAGGAGACCGCCCCGAACTCGACCGTCGTGAAGCTGCATGACCGGGAGATCGCCCTGCGGCCCCTCATGATGATCCCGGCCGAGCACGACGCCGAACTTCTGCAGTTCATGGAGGCCCTGGCGAACAGCCCGTTCGGCAAGGGCGGGAAGAAGGCCAACGCCAGTCTGAGCATGAAGCAGATCGGTGATCTGATGCCGCACGTCAACACCATGATTCGCATCGCCGCTCCGACGCCCGAGGACGGGGAGCGCCTGTCTAGGCTCCCGTTGGGGGCGCGCCTGGAGATCGTCATGAGTTACGCCTCTGAGCAGGACATGGGAAAGCTCTTGCCCTCCGCGAGCTGATCCGCGATCACGGGGGGCCGCTGTACGCGGACCTGCTGCGGTACTACCGGGTCGACCTGCGTGACGTGGTGACGGGGTGCGGCCCGTCTGCGGCGCTCGTGCTCGCGCTCATCGAGGGCCTGCCAGCGGATGCGGCGTTCACCGCGTCGGCCGCCGCGGCGTCCACCCGGAGTGCGGTGGATGAGTGGCGGATGTGGCAGTCCACCCTGCAGTCGAATCTCCTGGCGGCGGAGGAGATCGACTTCACCCGCGAAGGCACCAAGGCTGCGGTTGGCAAGAAGTACAAGTTCAAGCCGCACGCACGGCCAGGCGCCACGAAGAAGCCCCGGGTGTTGACGGTGGCGCAGATCAACCAGATGAGCCGAACCGCGTGAGAGCCCGGGGGGTGGTCCCCTGTGGCTGGTCCTGGTGGGCGCACGGCCGGACGCGTCAGCGTCAGGGTCGTTCCTGACACGAGCCGGTTCCGCAAGGACCTGACGAAGGACCTGGAGAAGCTCGAACGCAGCTTGACGGTCCGCATCCCCACCAGGATCGACACCAAGCGCGTCGCCAAGGACGCCGCCCGCGTCAACGCTGACCTGCAGCGGCAGCTCGCCAACGTCGACGTCGACGTCAACCTCAACACCAGCGCGGTCGG